ACCGTTTTCGTTGTGAGATATGTATGATAATTTACTGCCGTCATAAGACCACACACCAGCACTATTTACAAATATCAATGTCCCATCGCAATCCGCAATCAACCTTGTGTCTATTGTCCCAACCGAAATTGCACCTGGAATAAGTTGCCAACTATATCTGTCGCCTTCAATCAACATAATCGAGGCAGACCTTTCCTTGGATATGATAAGTTTACCGTGAAACTTAACTAAAGCAGTTATATGATCGCCGTCATCCGGGTCTATGTCCCAGTAGTTCTCAAGCGGGAAGTAATCAGGATAATCCACCGCAGACCAGTATAATCTATTCGGATGATCAGCGTCTCCCGCCATAAAAGCCCTGTTGTAAAGAGCACCAAACATAACACAATACTTGCATCTCGGAGGCGCGGAATGGTCTCTCAACTCAACGTCAAGTGTCGTATCCTCTTCGTGGTAAAGTGTATTTGCTGATATGTTAGTAGTTGTATCAAGAAACCCGCCCAAGACGTGGCACTCGGAACCAGCCGCAACGCCTTCACCTGCACCAACGGCAGAACCATCGGACTTCACAACGTGGCAATGTTCGTCATCGGTAATGTTATCGACCATATAAGCAATAACGCCGCCATAAAGAACAGGTCTATTGGTTGCCGGAAGTGCTCCTGCTCCCGCTATCAATGAAAATTTAGTCCCCACCGCAACTACATTACCACCAACTGCCACTTCACAGGTTCCACTTGTAATGTGTTTCATTATCGTTCCGGCAAGGCGATATGCATTATCTCCAACATTACAAGGAGACCTGTAAATCCTCACCCTACTTGCAAACGCATTCTCGTAATCGTAGTTATTATCAGCAGTCCACACATTTTTATTGATGTAAACCCATATATCGAAAATACCAGCGTTTGCCTGTGTTTTTAGAACACTTCCAGCATTGCCTTCAAGCGTCCTGGTAGTATCATATAATGAACCCTTGTAATTATAGGTGTCAGCAGCCAAGGTTCCTCCTGCGGCTTGCACTGCCGTCAGAATCGGTGGTGTCGCATTTGTAAACTGCCGGTATCCCCAACTACCAACAGTTTGAGGAGATACGGAAAGTATTTTGACCGGCAGATTATAACCATCCGTCAAATAAAGTGTGTCCTTATATGTCAAATAATCAAATGGTCTATTCACGTATGAAGTGTGAACGCCGTTTCTTGCAGCTATACCGAAACCCACACCATACAATAGATTCGAAGGAACAAGATAACCAGTTGCAGTGTTAACAATACTTGATTCCGAAAGTAACGGAACCCAACCCGCACTATATTTCAGTATGTTATCCCAAGCCGTTGCGATAAATCTCTTGGTTCCCCCATCAGTGCAATACCTTAAAAGTGTTACAGGACGATCAGCCATCTTGTAAGAAATAGCTGAGTGCAGCGCGCATCCCTTAACCTTTTCTAATATGTTCGGTCGAAGAGAGTCAAGCTTACTTGAGTAACAACTTATGCGACTGCCACTTTTTACGACAAGGGGACTGTCATTCTCTTGAAGTCCAAGAAAGTCGGCAATCGTGTTTTCGGCGAGTCTCAATACGTGCTCCTTATCCTGCCCGAGTGCGCTGCCGCCATACCAAACTTGTTTTCAAATATGAAGTTTATCTTTGCAATAACTCTCTCATACTTAACCTCATATCTATCCGACATTGCAAGGTCACGACCTTTCTTTGAAAATGCTATTGAGACTACCTTGTATTTGATGGCTTCAAGGACGTAGAAAGGCGCATTTAAAGTCCCCGATTCAGTCAACCTGCCAATCCAGGTATGCTTTAAGTTGCTATAACTTCCTACTGGGTATTCAGGGTAAACCAACAGGTTACTTCCGGTATCATCAATCGTGTATATTCTCGTGTCTGTTCCGTCTCTATCTGCGTCACCTTCTTTTCGCTTTACTTCCTCAAATACTTCCCTTGACACATTTGTAAGTGGATAACCATACTCGTCATCATTCTCTTTAATTTGCACCAGTAGTGTCATAAAGTAATTATCATCAAGAAGAACAGTTGATCGTGTCCCGCCAATTATTAGTGCTTCAGATATAGTTGGATGTTCTGTGACTGAAAGTATTTCCTTTATAGCATCCGGGGTAAGATCGACGTGAAGTCCCCGAATGACATCTACAAGCCAAGTGCTCAGTTCAACAGGTTGCCAAAAGGAAGCAGTTGACTCGCCAAGAATATATCGGATTTCAGTTATGAGTGAAGTAGGAGTTGCCATTAAAAATCCTCCAGGGGCGGGAGTCTATTACAACCCCCGCCCCAAAGGTTTAGTTTAGACACCACAACAGTTAGTGAGAAGCACTGCACCAGCAACCGGTGTAGCATCATCCGCCTCAATAGCCCACCCAAAGATGGTATGGGTATTTACGGTCGGATCCCCATCCGACTCCTGAATGGCAATGCCCGCAGCTCCATCACTTGAAGGGTGAGCAATCAATCCACTGCCAATAATGATGTAAGTGTCAGTAGTGAATCCGCCAGCGTGGAGACCGCTGGTCTGAATCCACATATAACGGTATCCTGCGGAAACATCAGCCGTCGCCATTGCAATTCCGGAAACCGGGGTTTGAGATGCGTTGGTCAATGCCAACGTCACCGCTGAACCTCCAGTATAATCCGGGGTACAAGCGTGGTCGCTTACCACATTGTCCGCCAATCGAAGGACGGACTTGGCTGCTGTTATGTCAACATCATCGTCGATGTATGCAAACTGATACACCTGGCCCGTAAGACCAAGACGAATCTCGCCCAAACTGTAGCCCAACTTTTTAGCCTGCGCTAAAGTATAGGCTGTGGTCAGGGCTGCATCTGTGATTAAAGCATAACTCATCTGTTTCCCTCCTTACTCGGTTAAGCCGGTTAGAGCAGCCTGCATACGGGGCTGATCACAGTAAATCGAAGCCTTGCAATACAGTCTCTTCACTTGAGCGGCCTGATTAGCAATCGGAATCCAGTCAGTCATATCGAAGAAGTAACCCTCCTGACCGACTATTCCGAGTGTTCTCTTGTCATCGAAACCTTGCGGGGTGAATAACTCCATACGACTCGTGCCGCCTGAAGACATACCGTAAGGATCGGCATATACTTCCATCCCGCGCCAACGTATGGCTTCAAAGCCATAGACACCAGTTGTAACGTTAACGTTTTGCTGGCTGAGTTGAATGATGTCGTGGAGACGGTCGTAGATTAACGCTGAAGTGTAGCAGACTGTGGGCATAAGCCCGCAGGAGTTGAACACGGCACGACGCCGAGCGTCAATCAATCTGGGAAGGTAATTAGCCGAAGTTGGATCAATCTGATCAGCGGCTGCATACGCACTTGTATCGGTCATCGTATACCACCAGGTATTAGACCCATCACGGTCAATCTCGCCCCACGTCGCGGTATTATCAAACAGGATTTGAAGTCCATCAAACCCATATTCTTGAATGCCCACGTGGGCGGCGGCACTGTTATTTATCCCGATAGCAAGATCGTAAATCGCATCCGCAATCAAGCCATCCAAATCGGCTTTCATCTTATCAACGTATTGTGTTTCGCCGCGATACCTCGAAAGGTCATCAATCGACCAGGGAAGATGACCGTAGTAGCCTGCAAACGGATAGCGAGCAGCGTCATACTTCCGGTTTGGGTTCATATTGAGTAATGACCATCCGCTGAAGCTTCCTCTTGCCTCATTACGGGCGTATTTCAGTGTGCGACGAAGTTTATCCCCGCCATCGATCATCTTATCACGAGTCTTGGGGATCGCTCGTCCAGTATTCGCATCGGTGCGACCCGTTGATAGAAACATCGCCAACTTCGGCGATTGCGCACCGAGCATATCCGCAACGTCAACACGTAACAGATAGTCTTTTAAAAGGACGTCAAGTTCATCTGAAATTCCGGGCAACTTATCCTCCTACACCGCCCGAACTTTCAGCAAGTTGGGCGGTTACTTTTTAGATTCTCTCATCAATCGTAGATTCTCCATAGCAGTTTTGGAATTATCGTATTTCCAATCCTTGCTCGGAGCACTTGATCCGCCCTTCAGCACGACTTCCGATTCCTTTTCTTTAGTCTTGACAGACTGTAAGCGAGATTCGTGTAACTTCTCAAAGTTCTCGCCTTTCCAAGCCTTGAATGCCATCTTCACACTCGGGATTTCGTTTTCTAAGGCAAACTTCATAACATCTTCCTCATTTTCCTTGAAAACGGGGTCTTTACCGAGTTCTTGAAGCTCCATCTTGAGTTCAAGGTCGTAAACCCTTTGTTCCCGTTCATCATCATCCTCAGTTCTCCGGCGACCTTTCTTACCGTCATCATCATCATCGTCATCGGTCTTGCCGCCTTTATACTTTTTGATGATGTAGCGCATCTGGCGCTCGGCCTCTTCGGGATCTTCTTCTATAAGTTTCCCGAACCTTATAAGGTCTTTGACTGAGAGAAATTGCTTGTCAAGTTCGGCTTTATCCTTAGCGAGTTGCGTTGTCTTTTCGGTATAATCCTTATCCAGATTAGCCGCTTTCGCACGTAACGCTACGAGTTCAGACCGCTTGACCTTATCTTCGCCAAGTTCGATTAAAGGATCGTCGTCCGCGCCTTGAGCAGACGTTTGTATGTCGTCAGCCATTGCCGACTCCTATTTTTGCAGGTCGTCGCCCGTTATCGACCACAACCGCATTCCTTCAAATCTGCTTTTCGGGTCATTCCCGCCAGGGAATTCCGGCAATCTGTTAGAACCGGTTATGACCGCAGACGACTCTGCGGCCTATGATATTAGGCGGACGGTAACTTTTCCCGCTCGCCAGGATATTCTACTGGTGAAAGCTCAAATACCCATCCACGTGCCGTATACGCACGGGCAGCCTTGAGGTCATTTGTTACGCAAAGACCGTCCTGAAAGGTCAAGACGACATCACCCTTTTTCTTGCCGTCGTGACCAATGTCCTCAAATTTTATCTCGCCGTCTTGAGGAGCCTCGCTCCCGTCGGCCTTTCTGACATAACCGATCATCTTAAAAGCCGGTTTAGACCAATCCACGCCAGGGAACTTCCTGATCCTCTGGTTCATTCGCGCCTTATTCAGACTTTCCTGTCGCTTCAGGTCAGCCTCAATCTCCTTGACTTGGCTTTCTGCCGCTTGCGCTCGCTTTGTAACCTCAACCAACCGAGCTTCAAGCTCTGTGATGCCGGAACTTTCAGGTTCCTTTTCTTTATCGTCGAGTTTGGACTTCAGTCCAGCGATTTGCGACTGCAAGTCTTGATAGCTCGGCCTTCCAGGTTTTCCGTCTTCAGTCACTTTAACCTCTTGTATTTGATAGGTGACGTTTCATAGCGGAAAGACGCCCTCTCTTTGCTGGAGCACCCATCGGTTTCCACCCGTGTTCAACGCCACGAAGAAGATTTATCATACGTTTGGCACTGCCTTTGCTTTTTGCCGTTGCCTTTCTCTTCCACTTACCCCCCTTGAGATGATAAACTTTAGAACCAACCTTCTTATAAGGCATTTCAAGCCTCCTGTTTCTCTTGTTTACCCACAGACCGCATTGTCCCCTGCACCATCTGAAACATCCGCTCCTCGTTTTGCTGTTTCATCTGCATATCCATAGCATCCTTCTCCCGTTGCTCACGTTCCTTCTTCAAGTCCAACCAAAGTTCGAGCATTCGAGGATCGTCATCATACCTGATAACAAGTTCACCGCTGATGCCCTTTGCCTCAAGATCAGCAACAAGCTGAAGCAATCCGGCAATCTCCTGAATACTCTTACGACGGCTCCCAATTACCTGAAATCCAATATCTCTCGTTTCATCAGCATTGTATTCGACAAATTCACGTTCCTTGCCGGTGGAATCCGGAATAGTCATACTGCCTTCATCTTTATCCTGGGCTATATATGCCAGCATCTCCGCCACACGCATCATACCATTACTTATCCTTTGTGCTTTCAATAAGATACGATTGTCCGCCTTAGCCTGTAATAACTGTATCGCTATGCCCGCGTGAACACCCGGCTCAGTCCCTCCCCTCACAACGTCCAACACCCCGCTTATATCTCGCATCGTGTCTTTAGTGCCACTCATACAAACCATAATCTCATTCACAATGGGCTGAACTTCAGGATAATAAATGGCATCCCTCGGATGTAATGGGCACTTCTCGTTTAAGAACACAACCTCGTTTTCGGCATCAGTAAGTGTTCCGTCCTTAATGCCACTCCTGCCGTGAACTATTGCCCTGCGCTTCACCACAAACCTCACGTTCTGTAAGAGCTTAACCCATAAGGCATTGAGACTGTCCTGCATAGGTATGAGGTTAACCACTGCCGACATTCCCCAAATCGCACCTATCGAATAACAGGGAATGAATACAAACGGAAATCTGCCGGTATTTGCAAAGAGCTTCGGGAACGGGTTGGGGCCGTCTCTTAAAACGACAGTCTCAGAACTATCAGCACTAAGTGGACTTTCCTTATCGTCAAGACCAACACCAACGTAAATCAGGCGACCATAAGGATATACAAGTTCCTTTTCGTCAACATTGGTATAAAGTGGCTCGCCATTCTCGTCTAAAGCCTTTTCGCCTGTTTCGTGAATCACAGGGATACTTCGTTTCACGTTTTTAGTGGCTTTATCTCGCGCCCACAAACCCAAAACCATAACCTTCTGAGCTTTAGGCATATCTGTTGATAGCATTTCAACCGGATAACGCCATACCGGACTATCTTCGCCTATGGGCGTAATAGAACCACCCTCAAATCCTGTCCGTGTCGTCATTGACGCTTGTGGAGCGCCTTCGGGAGATCCTTCTTCTGTCGGCAACTTCTCGTATATGGCGGCCAAACGCTTACCCTTAGACCCGAAACTTTCTATTACATCTGCCTTTGTCATTAATATCTGGTCAACTATACCAATACCGCTATCCCAATCATCACCTAACGGTATGACGCGCTTAGAACCTATCTTAGACATAGTTACATCAGCAAATCCGCCTATTACAACACCACCATCCACCAATAAATCTTGAACTATATCCGGTAACTGTTCCTTGTAATTCGACAACCTAAGTGCAGTTTGAACCCGTTGATTGAGAGACTCGCCTTGCTCCTGATCTTCCTCCTTTACTGCAACTAACGACACGTCCGATATAGAGTCGACTATCTTCGGTTTCATCGTCTCAATTATAGAGTGTATCTCGTTTTCGTAACTCGGCATATCACCAGGCACATTAACCGGACGTTGTTCGCCGCGATAGTAACGCCTGCAAAGATCAATCACCTTATGGAAAGAATCAATACGCGATTGACCCCATTCCCAAAGCTCCTTTACAGCATGTCCGACATTATCGTCACCCTTTGGAGGTAACTCGCCTGTCGATAATATCTTTTCTCTAAGATTTTCGCTTTCTTTAGGTTTGCTCACGCGAAACGCCAGTCCTTTTTACCTTTAAGCCTCTTAATATCAAATGCCTTAAACAAGTCCTCAATGTCAGACGGCATGCCCTTCTTCTCTTCCGGCTTGTAATTCCGTAAGTAACTCATAAAAAAGTAGTTCAAAGCGTCCATACAGTGATCGTTAACTTTCACAACCCTATCAGGATGTGGCTTTGTAAGCTCCTGTCCAGGTCTCAATACTTCCCAACGATATAATCCAAGTTCCTTAATCGTATTCTCGCAAGAGCGATGGATCAAAATCCTTGGACAACCTCGCCTATTGGTGTAAGGATTAGTCCTTAACTCATCTACGTCAAGTAATTGATGTATTAGATTGATGCCAAACAACTTGTCTCTGTGCGATCCGGGTTGAATATCGATGCCACATTCCGAATATAATCCCATCAGTGTCTGGGCGCTTTCTTCATCCCTATTAAGAGTTCGGTTCCCACCGCTTGGATCGCCGTATATCGGCAACTGACTTCCATTTACGTCAATACCATAGGCCTTAACTCTTTCTGCGTGCCATATCGGAGGCTTCTCAGACTCAACGTGCTCTTGGTAAATATGATATATACCGTAATAATCAACTGCCACCCATACGAACGCCGTCGGATTCGTCCATCCATAATCCCAGCCAACCCCTGCTTTCCACTCATCAGGAATTGGAAACGGTTCTATTACGTGCGTAGCCTCACTGTAATTATCGTATACACGACCATAAAACGTATCCCAAGAACCTAAAATAAATCTCTGAAACTCATTTCTGGAAAGTGTCGCACGCTCCCGCTCAATATACCCATCACCCAATAGCGGATTAGTGCCAGTCTCAGCCTCTATTAAGTGGTATAAACCACCTCCACTAAAACCGTTCATGTCCGCATTTCTCTTAAACCGTTCCCATATCCACTCGTGCCCGGCAGGATTACCAACTAACCCTATCCATTGCGGTATATCGGTCTTCACACGTCCTATACGATGCGATAGATGCGTAAATGCAGATTCAGATACCTCCTCAGCCTGGTCTATACCAACCCAATCATAATGACTCGAAAGAAACGCCTTGATTGCATTCTCGTCACCCAAATGCCTAAACCTGATCTCCGACCCATTCACAAGTCGCATAAAGTTTTTCGTCGCATCCCACTTGATTACGTATGGGTGTGACCTTACACTCACCTCATCACAACCCATTATGTCAAAGAATATCCGCCTTGTCGTGTCTTCAAGTTCAGGGTAGGTGGCTCGGCACAGACACCCAAGACATTTATGCTCGAGTAACTGCGCCAAGCCCCTTAGACACAACGCTACCGTCTTGCCGTTGTCAACACCACCATAAAATGCTATATATGGCGATTTACTCTGAAAGAACGTCTGCTGGTGCGGCCAAAGATTGTATTTTATCGGCTCAACACTACTGGTTTTCTCTTTGACCGGTTTACGCTTAAAACGTTTCAATACCTAACTCGTTCTTAGGTTTAGGCGGCGGGCAGACATCCGTTTATGTATATGTGTCAACTTGCTTTACGCAAGCCCGTTTTTCAAGTTTCGGCGCTCCCGCCGCCCAAAAATCGCTTCAACATTTTCCTCATCCTGTGTCCGTTGAAGACGAGTCTGACAAAGGCACACCCGATCAGCACTAAGACGAACCCACAGGCAATAGCAAGGTCTGTGCCTGTCTCCATTACAATCCGCCCCCTCCGCCAGCCACAACACTACCGTCACCCCGCCACCGGCAGTATAAGACCAACTGCCCAGCCGTGAATGCGTGGTCGGAAATCTCGTATCCTATGTCTTTGCCACCAAATATGGAACCTTTCCAGATTCCACCGGCATTTGTGGTCAAGGCAGCAGCAGACCAGATATACCCTGGAGAATGAACTGTCGGAATCAAATTATCGCCAGCAACTGCGTCTTCGGCCATAAAGCTAAATGCACGGTATCCCGTCGCACCTGATTCTCCAAGAAAGAACCAAAGCGAGTCGGTAGATGCGCTTGTGCAACCAATGGAATCGTAACAGGTAATTTCAAACTCAACGTTGCCAGTCACTGTCAAAACTTCGTGCGTGCCTGCTGTTTCCCAAGTAGTGCCGGTAGTTAAATCAATGATGACCATAAGAGGTTGCGACCAGACATTGAGTTTATTTGCTCCTGTAAGAGACTGAAGCAAATTATTGGCATCCTCAAGGGAGTCTCGAACGTCCTCCTGCATCTGCTCGGCGTATTCAAGTTTGACTGTAGTAACTGTATCCATCTGATTTTGAAGGAATCCAAGTCCCTCAAATAGGTTCACGCCATTAGCCGGCTCAGTAGCCGTTCCCCATTGTGCTCCCTTTGTAGTTGCCAAGTAATTCCAAGTAGAATCGGTCGTTGTGCGCAGAACACGGAGAGAATCCTGAATGAAGTTGATTCGCTCAATGACGTTGACACCGTTGGCGTGGAATATACCCGTCGGATCTGCTGCAATCCCTGATGTAGTCCCCAACCAAGAAGTCAGCGTATCTATTTGGTTCTGTTCATAGCCAAGACCTTCAAGAAGCGATACACCGGCTGCGGGTTCAGCGGGAGTGCCCCACTGGGCTCCTTTTGTCGTTCCAAGGTAGTTCCACACGGAATCGACTGACACCTTTACGGAACGAAGCGAATCACAAAGGAACCCGATTCGTTCAAGGACACTTATACCAGCAGCAGGAAAAGCTCCCGTTACTGCCGGAGCACCTGTGGTTGAGTGAAGATAGAAGAGAGTGGAATCGGTGGACGTGTTAATCTTGCGTAAGGAATCTGCAACGAACTTAATCACCTCCGCGAAACTGATACCTGCCGCCGGAAATACACCTGTCGGCCAAGCATTCAATCCCCTGGTTGAGTTCAACCAGTTGTAGAGCGAATCGTTCTTTTGAATGTTGTAAAGTAACGCCTCGTCAAAGGCTACACCGTTAGCAGGCGCAGTAGCTGTCCCCCACTGGTTCCCCATAGTCGTAGTCAAAGCAGCTAAAATGCTGTCTGCAAGATTGCTGATAAACAGCATATAGTCAAGCTGAGCAACACCAGTTGCCGGTTGCGCGGCAGTGATGCTTGCCCGGATCTTGTAACCCTCCGGCACCGTAGCCGAAATAAATATGTAATCGCCATCGTCAACATCGGCAGAAAATCCGAGGTCAGCGTCCCCGGCTATATCTAAAATAACAAGACCGGTTGTCGATGTATGCTTTACAATCTGACACGCCTCGTTCTCAGGTGCCCCATCGTCAGTAGTGCTTGGACAATAACACCACATACCAATAAGACTCGCAGTCCCAAACCAATCGTAAAGCTCGGGAATCGTGAGCGTATCCCTCTGCGTTATACTATTGTCGTAAATGTATTTCCAAACCTGCGCAGACGCACTGACAGGCAACATCACTACCGCAAGGGCAATGACGATAACTAAAATTGACTTAATTGTTTTCATTCTATTTTCCTCCTTATGCCAGTGAAGCGCCTTCAGTGAGCGCGTAAGCCTCAACAATAACCTGATAACCAGCCGCCTGACCATCACTACCACCAGACAGTAGCTTTAATATCTTGGTTGTTGATAAAATCCAACCAACATCAAACACAAAGCTTGAGCCACCTGAAAAGTCCTCCCCCCTAACTAATGATCCGTCTGCTTTGTAAAGCAACATGGAGAGACTCACCGTATCATCCGTCCTAAGCCTAAAGCTCGTAACTCCAGAAGACTCCGAAGTTGTCAACTTCTTCAAGTGAACCGCCTTAATGAACACCGACCCTGTTGCTGTCACAATCGTTGCCCCTGCCATCAGAACGCGGACGCCTGCCACCGCCGTATGTAAAGGTGCACCGATGGCCGTCCCAAGAAGCAGTGTTACGATCTGCTTTAAGTAGGCGGCAATACTCTTGGTGGTCCCAACAGCACCTGTAGCCGCAGTATCAGCCTTTCGACCAATAGTCGCGGTAAACGTGTTGTCGGTTGTAAGGTTTGCAGCAGGTCTGGTATTATCAGTTTCACATAGAAAGTGCCTGCCAAAGAACGCTAAAATCTTATAACCCGCCATTTCTTACTCCTTTCTGTTAGAGTTTTCGGGTTGTCAATCGGTATCCGTTTTGTTGTTTATTCCTCCCTCGTGCCCGGATACGCCAGCACGGGGAAGAAGACGCTCTAAATCGCCAACATATTGATCTACTGACCTAAACTCCCCGCACCAATCATCAATAGTTACAGACTTACAGTCTGGACTTCGATGACAGATGCCGCACGGTTCAGGACTCACCGGCTCGAAATAGTAGCAGTTCAAGCATTCCCAGCCAAATTTAAGCCGTTCGAGGTGAAACTTATCCCTTACTGACAACACTTGACTTGAACTCCGGCTTATGATTATCACAACCCTCAATTATCAAGGTTCGTCTCATTGACTTAACAATCGGTGAATTCTCCCAAAGATGGGTGATGACCTTGTTAATCGCTTCGTCACTTAGCATCCAATTTCTCTGGTAAGTCGAGGAACCTGGAAGTGTAGAAGGAACATAGTTTTACAACCTAAACACCAGTTAGTCTGGGCAGCACTCCGAACCCACACACCGCTCTCAAGGGACTCAGCCTTCACAACACTCCCCCCACAATGGGGACACTTGCGAACCCAAACGTATCTTAAGGTGTCCTTCCCTGTATTAACGACCATTATTATCGCCGTGGCGACGTTTCTGGTCAGTAGGCGCATACTTTATCGCACCCAGCCCCAACTCTTCAGCCTTGACGAGCTGTGGTTGGTCTGGAGCGATATTAGAACAACCACTATGATACCTTAGCCCATCTCGACATCGCAACATCGGTCTCCCCAACCCTAATCTGTTCCAATTCGTGCATCTGATCACCTGATAACGTCCGGACTGTTGCCTCCGAAACATCCCCCCCTGGCCTAATCTCCATCACGTTCCACTGACCAGCTACCGCATTGAGCCTCTGCAACTCTTCATATATCAAGCGACTAATCAGATTCAAGGCCTTCAAAGTAATCTCAATACGCTCAATAGCCTCAAGCTGCCGCTTATCCCGCCTGAACAGGCTCACCCTCTAACCTCTTTACAGTTGACTGAACCCGTCGCGCTAAATCGCTTGTAATATCAGCGATTTCAGATTCGGAGGGAAACACACACGCCCAATCCAAAGGTAAAACCCACTCAGGCGTTAGCTCGTTAACCGTCATTACTCGCCTCTTTGGTTTGTTTGACTTCCACCGCCCCCGGTGCAAGCTTTTGCTCGGCACCAGCCCCAGGCGCACTTAATACCCTGTTATCGTTCATAGTGATCTGTAATAGCGGGCCCGTCGGCATAACAGCCCCGCCTTCAGGATTGTCCCGCCACCTGTCAGCCCCCCGGTTCTTCAACCAGAATATCTGAGCCACTATCTGAGGGTATATCCAGCGCTTTATCTTCTCAACCCCGCCAGTAACCTTGCTTAACACTTCCTCTTCAACCCAGTAGCCGCAAGCAGACTTATAAAGCGCTCCCTCGACGTTGGCCGTCGCTATCTCGGCCCCCTCATCAAAAGCAGCCGCAAGCTCAGGTCTCGTTTTTGACCACTTTATTAAAGTCCCCCGACTAAACCCCAGAACCTTAGCTATCTCCGCCTGAATTAAGCCCTGCCGTGATAAAGCTGCCACTATCTCAATAAACTCAGGCCGGTATTTACTGTGCGTTCCCAAGCTATTATCTTTTTAAATATAAAATTGTTCGTAAATTAGGCTAATCTCAGTTTATTCAGGTTTTCTAATTTTATGATAAGATTTAGGGGATTTTCGTTATCAGCATCATAGTTTACGCTATCTTTCTATGTATTATTATACTTAGTTCAGGACAGGATATATTATATACTAAGGAGATACTATATAGGGGGCGGAATTAGTTTCAGTTTCAATTATTTCAGGTTAAATAGTTTCATCGGCAATAATATAAGTTGGAATGATTTCGATGTCAAGTGTTTTGGGGTAATAATTAGCGGGGATTGAAAATAATTTGATTGTTTTTCTTAAAGTCATACTGGGCGGGGGTTATGGGGAATTGGATTAAATATCTTTAGATTTAGTGAAAATAGTTAAGAAAAGGCTTGACTTTCCTTGTAACATATATTAGATTGGCATTTGAAGCGCAAGAGACCGGGGTTTTTCATTTATAGGCTGTAACCCCCACCGGATGAACTTGACCTCGGTCTTGTGCTTCACCATCTGGTGGGGGTTCTATTTAGGAGGTTTACAATGCGAGCGAAGAGGCTTTTACG